GATTGCATAAGTACCGCGAACATCAGGGGTAGTTGGGCTAGACACACTTGAAGGAACTAAGTTCAATGCATTAGCGGTGTAAGAACCGCCAGTGTTGACTTTTGTACCAGCCAAGTAGTTGGCTTGTGAAGTAGAAATGCTTCCAGTTGTACCAGATGCATTAGTCCACCAGTAAGTAGTGTTCAATGAAACACCAGTCAACGAGCCGATAGTGCCTGTGAAAGAAACCAGAGTACCGCTAGGGGGTGAGTACGCCACGGTAAACACGCCAGGAGACGCAATGGTCAAACCAGATACAGCTTGCGTTGCGTAGTTGGTTGAACCTCCACCCAGACCTGCCGTAACGCCCGAGGTGTTGTCGATTGTGCCTGCGTTAAACTTTGCAGTCAAAACATTAGAGGGATCAGTTACCTTAGCAGGTAAGCCCATTATCTTAGTGTTATCAACGGAGATTGTTCCGCCAGAAGCGACCATAGAAACCGAAGACACTTGGAAGAACGCTTTGCGACCATTCACAGCGGTAGAAGCAGAAGTGCTTGTGGTGATGATTTCGCTCATCGATTGGCCATAGTAGTCGTAACCAGAAACAGTCACGCCAACTGCTGTCAAAGTGTTTGCAAAAGTCAAACCAGTGTTTGTACCAGAGGTAACAGTTGTGATCGCCGCACCAGCAGTAGTTACCAAAGTGAAAGTGGTTGTACCGTTAGTTGCAGAAATTAGATATGTGCCTGCGGCAAGTGTTGAAGTGCCGCTGTTTGTACCCGTCACTGTAACTGTTTGACCAACAGCCAATCCAACCAAAGGTGTAGTCGCTACTGCAAATGAACCTGTTGTATTAGATGATGTGATGTTTGCAGTTACAAAAGTAGCAGCAGTAAATGCAGCTGTGGTAACGCTTACAGCGCGAGGATAATCCATCTGATCTACAACGGTTCCGTCTGAACGTGTTACACGAGTAACGCCAGCGGTAGCACTAGCAGCAGCGAGTGAAGTTCCGCTGTAGGTAGTGGCAGTTGTTGCAGAAGCAGGTGAAGAAGCAGCTAAGATAGCAGCTGTAGTTACAGTTGCTGGGGTTTGGTCTAACAAATAGACGCGACCCATTGGACCGAAACCTAGTTCCATCGGTGAAGGATCACCAAGGTTGCTAGTTGTGTTGACGCCTACGCTACCAAACGCAGGACCGAGGAAAATATCATCTGAAAACTGAGGCATGATCGTTACTCCCTGAAAAGTGTGATCTTTGCAAAATTATAAAAAGAAGGGAGAGGTTTTACCCCCTCCCTTGCTAGCTTTAGACGCCAGGAGTGCCGAACATGGCACGTGGGTCAGTGAAGCCAACATCGTAACGCTCTGTCGCCTTGTAGCGCATAGAGTCAGTTTCGAAGTCGCCTTCCATGGTCTTCTCCAACTTACGGCGCATCAAGAGCTTCATGCCCTCGGGAGCGTCGGTCTGAACCCACCATGCAGTTGCAGAGGTCAGACGACTGATAACTGCGGCACCTTCGTCAAGCAAGCCGATAGACTTGATTGGGTTGATGTCGTTGTTAGCAGTGCCTGCACGCAACACGCTCTTCAACAGAACTTCAGCTTGGAAGACGTTGCCAGGAGCAACGACTAACTGCTTAGGCACCAAACGGATCTTTTTGCCGTTGTTGTCAACAGCTTGGCGGATCTGAATGAGCATTTGCTCAAGTGAAGTCTGCGAGAGGTTCGCAGCGGTGGACAGCAAGTTGCTGAAAGTGCCGTTGACGATTGGGTGCGAAGTGCTATTCAACGCTACACCGTCACCACCTTGATAAGAGGAGTTGAAAGCGCGATTGAGCACGTTTGCAGACAATGTCTCTTTAGTTTCAATCAAAGATTGAGCTAAATGACGAGCGTAGGTTTGGCCGATACGAACATGGTCGCCGTCTTCCACCAACACTTTGGTCAATGCGAAGGCGAGGCCATACACATTGTACACATAGCGTTTCAGGAATAACACGCCACCTTGTTGGTACGACACGGGAGTGCCGTCAGGCAACTGTGGTGCCGCTCCAAAACCGTATAAAACGGGTTCTTCGTGGTAGTTACGTGGGATGCCGTTTTCCTCGCGGAAAACACGTGACCATTCATCGGCGCGTTGGTCATAGACTCCATCAAAGACTTCGTTGAGGATAGGTTCAACAATACTTCTAAAGTCCGTACTGCGCATTGGTGCTGCCATGGTATATTACTCCTTATTAAACAATGGCGGTCACACTACCGAAGTATTGTGAGCGTGCGTTTACGACACGAACGATAACATAGTTATCGCCCCAGGCATTGTCCGCAAAGGGAGCAATATCAACCACGCGCATATCACCTTGCGAACCGTTAGCAACGGCTGTAGATACACCCAGAGCTGTCGAAGACAGACCAGTTGTAGTAGAGCCAGAAGTAACAGTGAAACCAGTGTTTGCACTGAAGTTGTATTCGCCACCAAGCGAAGTCTGAGCGATGGTAGCATCAGTTTGGATTTCATACACGATGTTAGGATCGTTGTAGAAATACGCAACGCACGAACCAGTCTGGTAAGTGGTAGATGCTGGCCAATAATTACTAACACGACGGCGACCCGTAGTGTCAGTCCATTCCACACCAGCGAAAGCGCCAGTCCAGACGCTACCAGCAGCAGCGTTTGTAATGGTACCTGCCGCGACAGAAGTACCAGCGGTACTGTTGTAGCGGATTGGTGCGCCTTTTAAGATATCAGTGCCGTAGCCACTGACAATACCGCCAGCCAACGCTTGTGCGCGATCCAAACCAGAAGGGTGGAAAGCGGGGCGCAGACCGAACGGAGCACTTGTTGAAGACATAGTCTTAACTCCTAATCAAATTTGCAAACCCTGCCGCTCATTGAAATATGGGCGCAGGAACTGGAGAATCCAACTGATTAAGACCATCACCTTCGACCGAAGCCAAACGACGACCATTACTGTCGCGCTGACCTTGCAAGTTCTCTACCTGTACACGGATTTTGTCCGCTTCCTCTTGCGGGGCGTTGTGGTGCAACTCCTGCATGATTTCCTGATAGATTTCCATAGGCATTTTGTAAAGGACCATTTCGTTGCAAGCTATAAAGCCTACAAACTCTCCTGCTTTAACCCGAAGGTTATCAAAGCCTTGTATTTCTTCGGCTTTCACAGGTTCATATCCCATACGCATCCGCTTATGAATTGGGTCGTATTGGTTGGTGGATGATAACCAGCATAGATGGTATCCCGGAATTTCCGGAGGAGATGGAAGCGCTTCTTGTATCCACTCCGAGCGGAACATCTTACGACGCTCCTGCGCACTAGCTAACTCTGTATCTGCGGGTGCTCGTTGTTTTACATCCTGCGTTGCGCGGGATTCACGACCACCAGCTGATAGATCTTTTTTGAGACGTTCGTCACTCATGTTTGTTTCCTTACCCGCTATTCAGCAGGCGTTAAGGTTGATGAAATTTTAACTCTTTTTTATTCCGTTTTAACGCACACCTAAATTGCGGTCGTACTCAGCGTAACGACGCACCATTTTTTGGCGTTCTGTCGGGTCATCCCACTTGCCTGCGTCTTTAATTGCTTTGACGCGCTCAGGGGATAGACGGAACTCACCAGGACGAGCCGAGGGTGAGCTTTCACGTCCAGACCCAGTTACGGCTGAGCGGGGACGTTTCTGTGGAGGAGTTGGTGCGTACTGGTGAGGAAGATATTTTTGCAAACGATTGTCTAGTTCGTCCCAATAATCCTCACTGGTTGGATCCCATCCCTCTTCTATTAGAGCTTCATCAATCTTAACTGCAATTTTAGAATCAGTGTCACGACCGTTAGGGTCGTACCATTCGTTTCTAGCCATCCAGTCAGATGCGTACTTTTGAAGTCTTGGATCTGGAGCTTTTGGAACCGCATTGTCTTTAGGCTCAGCAGCTGCGTTCTTCTTCAGCGCTTCCAAAGACTCTAGGTTTCGTCTAGCGTCATACCAAGCTTCTTGTGCATCAGCTACACCTGCACCGTCGCCAGCTTTGGTTGCTTCTGCAATTTTCATCTTAGCGTACTGCTGACGCAAGTGCGCGTCCTCAATCGCTTTATCTAACCTAGCTACGTCGGCGCCAGCTGTTCTTTTCTCTAAAACAGCTAATCGCTCAGACAGATGTTCATTTTGTTTTTTCAAAACATTGATCAGCTGATTAGACTCTTTAGCCTTTTCACGATGAATTTGTTTTTTAAGCCTGCGCTCTTCTCGCCTCGCTTGTCTAAGTGCCTCGCGCTCGGGATCGGGGTCTATGTCATCCCCGTCGTCTATATCGTGTTGAGGTTGTTCACCCAACCGTACGTCTTTTTCCCGTTCTTCACGCTCGGGCTGCTCAGGTACTTCATCGTGAGGAAGTTGTGCAACGGCTGAGCCGTCTTGTTCTTCGGAAATTTGAATTTCCATTTTGTCTGTCGGTGTCATAGGAATGCCTTCACTTTCAAGGGATCACCCGTAACTTTAGAAATTACTTCGTGGTCATTAAAAATTGAGAATAGAGCAGTTTCGCCTAGCTTTTCATCGCCATACGGAACTTCCCAACGATCGCCTCCCCATTTAGGCATACGAACGTAGTCGCCCACGTCTACCCAGTTGCCCTCAGGCCACGGTTCAAGCGTGTCGCGTTTTCTGAAAGCCAGCGGTCCAATAGAGATAACTTTCGCTACCTGATTGTTCCACTTCTCAGTTTCCTTTGTTTCCTCGACCAGTACAATACCAGAACTAGTGACGGTCTTGCGGGTTTGGCGCCATTGTACCAAAATCCTACCGCCTACGGGAACTGCTCCTGGGTCTACTGCGGGAAATGCTTCCTGCAACGCTGCTTCATACGAAGCATCCAGTGTGCTATCTGTCATCTTGTTCATCTTCCTTTAAAAGATTGTCTAAAATTTCAAGAGCCATTGCTAGCCCCTGCCTTTGACCTACAAACAAGTTGTAAGCCTCAATACTGGTGGCGTTGCCATCAGCAATTGATTCTCCAATTTCAGCTCTACGCAGCTTTAACGCTGCGATAAAATCGCTGACGTAACGCATTAAGCGTTATTGGGTTGTACGCCTTTGCCAGAATTGTTGGCGCTGACTGGATCGCCCTGAGCTAGACGCTTGTGCTGGGGCACTTGGTCGCTCTTCTGTGGCTGGTCATTGCTACTTTTCTTTGGATCAGTGTTTTTGTCACTCATTTTCGTTTCCTAGGTTGGTTTTCGCGGACTCAAGCGCCGCAAGTGCTGTTTTCTCTTGCTCTGCCTTCAAAGTGCTTGCATGATCTTGCTCTTGCATGCGCTCTTTAGTCAAATTGTCAATCGAGTTCAAAGCTACCTCAATCTGCTGGTCACGCGTCTTCAAGATATTGTCAGCGCGATCTTTATCTGCCTTCAGCTTAACGTCAGCCTCGTCTCTAAGTTTACGTCGCTCAGTTTCAGCCATAGAGGCTTTGAGCAACGCTGCATCTCCCGGATCCATTGGAGGTTCAGGCTTGTATTGCGCAGCGACTTGAGCCATTTGCTGTAGAACGGGCATAAGTTTCTCAAATACTTGCTGCGCGTCCAAATTAACATGCTGAGAAGCGAGCCCAAACAGCTTGTCCACCTGCCCCGTGATAGCGGGAATGTTGTAATCGTCCACTGGGCGTCCCAAAGACTTCTCAACATAGCTCTTCATATGCTGTGAGTACCAGAGCACCAAGTGTTGCTTCACGTGCTCAAGCGCATTAGGCATAAACGACGGGGCAATGATAGGGTTGCTGCCGTAAATCGGGTTACGTGCATAGTCCAAATGCGCTTGTAGGTGAGCTAGATGGTTTTGATGCGGGTAAGCGAAGGATGGACGTCCTAAAGACATGCTTACATTTTCCTCAGCAGCATTTAATTCCTCAGGCTCAGGCATATTAGGCATCAATTCCTTGATATTAGGCACTTTTAGCTGCTTCAACGCACGTTTTACTACAGCTTTTGGATCCATTATGCCTGGATATGCCTTATCAAGCTGAATTACCGCCTGCGTCTGCGCCATACGCTGAGTTTCGCTGAAGATATGCGGGTCAGAAACTGGAATTATGTCCGTGTTTCTAATAAAATCTGTCTTCTGTACCTGCAACTCAGCTACAACATCTTGTCTAGACTGCTCATCTAGGTACCAGCGGTTCAATCTAGCTAAGATCTTAAGAACTCTACCTTGGCTAGCGTGCAAACGAGCATGGATAGAAGAGAAAACGGCTGCGCCTTGTTCAATTAGAGCTTGCGTAGTACCGACTGGGGCTTGTGAGTTAACATCAGCGATCTTTTCTTCACTTGTCGTCACTACGCCTTTGGCTGCGTCTGTCAACCAACCCAGCAACTGGAACAGTACGGGTGAAGGTGGATTGAACGGCATAGGCATCGCTATCTTGCGGATGTCGTCAATACCTGGAGCTGATTCAATTTCAGTAACTTGCGTTACCTCAACTTGCTGGCTCGCGCCAGAAATCCTAGCTCCCTTCAACTTCAGCATCGTTGCTGAGTTGTTTATATGAGCAGTGTCAAGCAGAGCGCGAAGAGAACCAGTGAGAGCAGCAGCCAAGCCACCGATAAGATGAGGAAAGCCAATTGCATATGCACCTCGCCAAGGAATGAATTTGAACTCGACCATCCAGTCAAGTTTGGTCATTGTCTCGTCGCCTTCTTCCCAGTTGCGGTACAAACCTACAACTTCAGACGACAACTCATCAATCATCAAAATGTATGGCGCTAACTCACCTTGTGTTCGGTCATCGTCATTGACTTCCAAATTCACATAGACGTGATAGACGCGACGCTCACCGTCGGGGTTCTGGTCAGCTTTACGTCCTTCAATCTTGTCATTAGCTTTGGCTGCCTTGGTTTGATCAGGATCCATCGACGCGGTGACAAAGTCTATATCGCGGTATAGCCCGATCTTAATCCGTCGCTCAAACTCTTGTTCGGTGATATCCATCACCTCAGTTGCGCGTTGTGCCGTGTAGAAGTTTGCTGCGGCAAAAGGCAACAGTACATTGTCAATAGGAACAAACTCCGCGCAAGGACGCTTCTTCTGCTCGTCATACCAGAGCTTCAGATATTGTGAACCGCCCAACGGGAGTTGCGTCAACATCTGTTCCATCTCATCGCGGAACTCTTCAATCTGGTCAGTTAACTGCCAGTTCATAAAGTCGCGCTTACGCTCAGCGATTGAAGTTTTCTCTTCTGTGGTTTCGCCTACAATATTCGTGCGTACGGGTCCGTCAGCAGGAAAGAGCTCTTTAATGGCGCGACTTTCAAAGTCAACGCACGCTTCAGCCATAATGGGGTGAACTACTTTGTTCGCACCCATGAAGTTCGCTCCGCCAGGAGCGTCATTACCCATACCCGTGCGCTTCAAGCCTTCTTCGTACTGCTTGTCTCTGTCCTCACGCGCCTCACGGTCTTTGTCTATAAGATCTAGATACTGCAGCGCCAGTTTGTCTAAAGTTCTCATTTCAAAAACTTCAGCCAGATTTTCATAGAAGTCTTCGTCTTCTACGGGTCCTTTGTAGTCCTCCATTTTGACAATAGCGCCACCGTCTTCGGTTTCAACTACATCACCTTCTCCGTCTCCAAGCAAGTCTACCTCATCAATGCTCAAGCCCTGCTGGTCTTCAGGACCTGCCGTTGGGTCTTCTTGCGGTTGCGGAAATTCAGGATTTAAAGTCGCCATGGGTTACCTTTTTAGCAGTTCTAACTGCATTTGATCTTTATCTGGAAAGAAGCCTTCAACAGCGCCTCCGTCTTTGTATTTTTTGTATTTCTCAAGCTCTTCTAGCTTTGCTGCTTTTAACAGCTCATCACGGGGAATATTTTCAAAAAGATTCTCACCTGCGCTGAAGTTTACATTTTCTGGCGACAGCTTTTGTGATTCAACTAAATTGCGTATCGTGTTCAACGACTCGTGCGTAGGCGAGGCAACTTGCATCAAATCTAAAGTGCTTCCACGATGGCGTCCCATCAGCATAGGAGAGGTCTCTTTCATCGCGTCTTCAGTTGTGGTGCCTAGCTTAGAGGTGAACTCTGGATCTTGGATCACCTTATTGTGCATACCCTTTTCCTCAAACGCTGCGAACTTGCCGCCTTCGGGGTTGTACCAGAAAGGTTTTCCTTTTTGCGGCGATACAGCAAACATAGAAACTGGCGGTTGACCAGGAAGTCCAGGAATTAGTCCTTTCCCTGCTAACATACGGTCGGTCAAGCCCTCGCCCGCAGCTTTGGCTACTTTAGCCCCACCCCGACCAATCAAAGGCGCAAAGCTGGCTGCTAACATAGCCACGTCTGCTGTGTCATCACGGGGTTTAGTCGTCATACCCTTACCCGTGGTCAGCGGTTCACCGTAGCCTACGCGCTCCAAAGTGCGAGCCATTGCAGGTATGCCCAACGCTTCGGAAACCATCTGTCCTGGCGGATTGTTGTAACCAAAAGGCTTAGAGGCAAACTGGTGGAACTTATGCAGACTGCGACCTAACACTGCCGCTATCGGCACTGCCTCGGGTGTGGCTTTCAGCTCACCGTGCTTTTCTAGCTCAAGCTGCATACGGTCATGAGTTGCTTGGTCCATGCGAATTAAGTGGGTTTGGTGTGGAAGAAATTATAACGCGCCTCTTAAGCAGCGTATGGGTGATACTTCTTAGTCCAGTAACTTTGCTCTTCTTCCAAGTCTTCGCGGTATACGTTTAGATTAGACTTGAGATAGCCTAGTTGGTTTAGATAGTGCAGAGCTTGACTGATAGAGTCCACGTAGTCGTCGTGTTCGTCGTTGGGGAACATCGTGATTTCCTCCATCATATCGTCTATCCAAGTGCATGGATGTCCAGGATACTTTTGGCTTTCAGGCAAGTATATAAACCCGTCTTTGATGATAGGCGCAACTACGTTGGCGCGTTGCACCTTGTCAGCTCGTCCTGGGTTGAACTTTGTGACGGGAATGCCCTCGCTCTGTAAGTCCTGCCGCAAACTGATACCCGAGCCTTTGTCCTCAATAAGGATAGTGTTAGCATGCTGGTCATACGTTCCGTAGCTCGCCATCCACATTTCACGCGCTTTTGCTCGCAGTTCAGGAAAGCTAATGCGATCAGCCCAGCAGTCTATTAGCAACGCATTGTAGCACGAGGTCTCTTTATCATAAAACACGCCCCACACCGTACATGCCGTGCGGTCAGCGTCTTTGTTAGTCCGTTCAGTAAACGCTGTGTCTAACGATATCAACACGTGCTGAAACTTAGGTGTGTCCTCGCTACAGTCCAGCAACCTAAACCAGCTTTGCTTCCAGATACCTGATTCGCTCAAGTCTAGCAGCTCACCGTGGATTTCCTGCCGCCCTTGGGCGGTTCCCTCCAGTTGCAGGATCTTCTCTTTAAAGTTCCCCGACAAGTTCTGCAGATTTTGGTAAGTTGACGCGCGACTAACAATCACTCCCTCGCCCTCTCTGCGGATAAGCTCACGCAGCAACGGAATAGGTTTCGGTGTGGTAGTGATAATGGTCTTGGTCTTCTTGCCCAAACGCACGCCCATCTGTGACAAGTCCCACGCTTGCGTCGGTTTCTCCATAGCTGCTAGCTCGTCGTACCAAGCGTAGTGAAACTGCGGACCGCGATAACGCTCAGGTTCACTTGCGGGTATGCCCTTGATCAACGCGTCGTTGTACAAAATAATTTCGTGCAAACTGGAGTTATACTTCTTTACTGCCCAACGCGGTAACGTGTTGATTAAACCCGAGTCACCTTCAAAGCAGGTGTCACGAATATCGCTAGACGTGGGTGCCGTGACTAAAGCTCTAGATTCTGGATTAGACAAGACCAGCCAGCCTAGTTCGTTGCCCGCGCATTTAGTCTTTCCCGCTCCGCGTCCTGCCAATAACATCCAAATATCCCACGGCACGTCCGTAGGCGCGAGCTGATAACCGTGTGCGCTGTTCAACCACTCAAGGCGCCAGTCAAGTAGTTGCTTCCACTTAGGGTCCAAGTCCTTCAACTTGCTAACTAGAGCGCGTGGGGGTTCAATTGCTAAAGTCATTGCAGCGGTAGGTGTTCATAAAGTTCGCGGTGGTCCAATGCGTTGTGCGTTATCACGTCTTCATGATCGGGGGTTGCCCCGCACCAACACTTTGCAGTGAAGTCGTGGGGTCTATAGTCGCCCACAGGCATGACGTGTATTTGGCTTGTCTTTTCCGACATCCATACGTTCCACCCGTGGCCAATTATCATTTCACCCTTTGCAGCTTAGTTTCCTGAATCTTGCTAGACAAGAGCTCCTCAACTTTCTTGATCAGCTCAAGACTTTGGGCTTCGGTTTCCTTGCTCTTACGCTCGTCCTTCACATCAATAGTGTGCGGCATCTTGCGGTGGACGTAGTCTATAACTGCCCGCGCTGCGCTTATCCTGTCTTGAGTCTTGCTAGAGCTTGAGCGATAAGTCTTTACTAGATACTCGATAGGGGTTTCGCCTGTTCGTTGTACCCAGTCTACCACCTCGCGGATATCGGCGCCGACCGCTGGG